ATGAATAAAAGCCGAATCGAAATTCTAAAAATGAAAGCAAAAAGAAACGCTAGTAGAAAAGAACTAATAGACGAACTTTCTAATATTGTTACGATTTCTATGGACTCATTTATGGATGCAGAATCTAATGATTTATTTTGTAAAGAATTATTTAATACGCTAGAACAAAATTCAAACATAAAAAATTTTGGTAGCACTGATTATGAAGAAAACGGAAGACTATCAATAGCGCTGTTAAAAGAAACAGCTAAAAATATTAAATTTCCAGTTAATCAAGGGAGACTCTTTTTCTCTAAAGGTGGTAAAATTGAAGCAGTTAAGCTAAACATTGCTGAAGTATTTGATAATCTAGAAGAGTTATCAACCATATCAAGATTTCTAACTGGGTATGCGGATTTTGTATTAGTTGGTGATGATTTAGAATTCGGCGTATGTATCGAAAGAACGGAATATCATTATGAATTCAGTATGTGGGGAATAACGAAAATCTAAATTATGAAAATAATCCACCTTCAGATGATGTAAATCCAATCCTATTGGATGAAAACAATTGGCTTGTATCTAAAAATAATCAATTAGAAGGAATTAGGGTACCTGCTGCTACTTTGATTCAAATGATATAGAATGGCGTTGAAGATAGATAAAAAGGTTCTCTTAACTGAGAGCCTTTTTTCCCTTGTTGGTAACATATGTATTAACTCCTAACGCTATAATCGCTCCAATAAACCCCCACATTGGTCCAATTTTAGTAATATAATTCAATATTTCTTCGCCCATATAAATACCACTCTCCCAAAAACTAACTAAATAAAACATAATATTCAATATAGTAATTTTACCATATAACCACTTCCTAAGTTATCCATATCTTATATTTTGTGTAACTAAGCCAAACGCTACAGCCCTTGATATTTATAACTTTATAGGACTTTTTCTTTTGAGTTACACAATAGAAAATTTATGAATAACTTCACATCCTAAATATAATTTTGTTCCACAAAAAACTGAAGAGATAGATTATTTTTAGTAATATGCTACTTTATTTCAAGAAATTGCTTATCTAATTTCATTCATAAAATAAATAGATAATTAAAAATCAAAAATTTTAAAATCCTTTAAATTATATATTGAGATTTAACAAATTAAAATGTATAACAAACTGTATTTTAAAAAATAACTATGGAATGCTTTTTTATGTTTAATAATATTCCAAATGCTTAACTCAATAAACATCAAATAAAAAAGGATAAAGCAATAATTAGATTTTAAATCTAGTCATTGCTTTATCCATTGCATCCTGGTTTACTCCTATATATCGTAATGTTACCCGCTCGCTTGAATGATTGAATATCTCCATTAGCAAGGCTATATTCTTTGTCTGCATATACATATGATATCCAAATGTCTTACGTAGTGTATGCGTTCCAATCTCGTCTAATCCAAATTCTGCTGCTATGGTACTAAGTATTTTATATGCCATACTTCTTCCTATCGGTCGATTCTTCCCTTGTCTACTCTTAATTAGATATTCATTCTCTTCCATATCTTCACTGTACCATTTCAACTCTCTTCTCAAAGCTGCAGTAATTTGGATACGTTTCTGTTTACCTGTTTTCATTTCACGCATGGAAATATGACTTCCCTTTAAATCTCCAACCCTCAATTTTAGAATGTCACTTATACGTAGGCCTGTATTAATTCCCATAACAAACAAGATGTAATTTCGTTCATTCTTTTCTTTCAGGTATTCCTTAATTTCTTGTATCTGCTCTGGATTGCGAATAGGTTGAACAAAATTCATTATTCATTACCTCCAGTTTCTTCTGCCTCATATACTTCTAATCTAAGAGCAAAAGCTAAATTATAAAACGCTCTAGACTTCCAACGGCGATACGTACGTTCAGCCATTCCAATTTCGTTATAAATCATATAATCACATATGTCTTCTTCTTCTAAATAACGCTTATTAATGATATCCCTCTGAATCTTTCCCGCACGCTCATTACCTAAACGATTTAAAAACTGATCAATGCAGAATGACATATTTTTAAGATATTGTTCACGTTCACTACGCTTTATATTTTCTAACGCTACATCTTCTAATGGATTTCCCACTGTATTTGTAGGGCCATGATATCTCACTTCATATGAAGGAGTGACTTTCATTTCTTCTCGAACCATTCCGAACTGTTTGTAAATACGCACTTCTTCAAGAAGACCCTCTAATTTCTCCTGTGTTGCTGTGCGATCAATTTTAGATAAGAAAGTTAATTGATTCATATATATACGCTCCTTGTCTATTTGGCTAATAACATACAAAAAGCGGACACCAAACTACAGAGCAATATCCCTAATGCTCTTTGTAGTTCAGTGTCCGCTGGTTCTTCCAGTAGGACTAAATATTTAATTGCTATTATTATATCATTTTCTTATTTATTTTTAACTTTTTAAAGGAGTTTATTTAATAACTTGCAAACCACATTAACATTCCATATTATTACTTTTTATGGGATATTTTTCTGATTTACTTATCGAATGCTTACAAATAAAATTGATTAGTACTAATTGATTAAATTATTAATGCGGGAACAAAATGAAAGAAAAGGAATTTAAGGATTTTATAAAAGTACTAAAATTATTGCTTATAGTGGGCTGCGTTTATGCATTTATTCTTATATTAGAATGCATCGTGAGTTCAATTTGGAACCTCCTACTATTTCTTGCAATCATTCTCGTAATATTATGGTGCTATTATAGAAAGAAAAAAGAAAAAAGATATACGAAAGGAATCCTTATACTAATAATACTAATTTTATTGGCAATTTGGTCTATTGGCCCCTGTGTTTACCAGCGACACATTGCTCAAATGGAAAAAACAGAGTTAGAAGAAAAACAAAGAGAAATTGAAGGTAACCAGTACATAAAAAAAATGGAAGAAGATGCGAAGAAAGCTCAAGATGAAGCGAAGGAAGAATCTGCAAAAAGAAAAGCGGAAGAAGACAAATCTAAGAACAGCAAAAAAGAGAAACACTCATCTACTCCAAATTACAATTTTAAAGAAGATAGGGATTGTCCCGATTTTAGGAATGCTTCTGAAGCAACTGAATTTATGAAGAAATCAAAGGCAGCTGGATTTGGAGACCATCGTTTGGATAGAAATGGAGACGGCATTGCTTGTAATTAAGGGATAGTAAGAATTGTTTTTAGGAATGCGGATTTGAATTGTTTCAATATTTTTTCTGAAAAAGTACTTTATTTTACTAAAAGGTGGTTGTGGAAACAACCGCCTTTTTATTTATGACAAAATGAAATTTCTATAAAAATTTCATTTTAAAGCAAAACTATAGAGCCTATCGGCTCTGAGCATCTTCATATACTTATTTATAGCTCCTGTCTACTGCTTTAATAAGTTCCCAATCATCTCTCAACCTCTGTTTCTTTGTTTCAATTTCATTCACAGAGTGATTTAGTTCTTTTCGTAAATACTCCAAATCCTCAATCGCTTTCTTTCCAGCTCCATTTTGCGACCAACCTGCTTGTATAAGATTATAAATATCATTTACTCTCTCTTGATTTTTGTTTATATCTATAATCAAATTTGTTAAACGCCCTAATGCTGCTTCTATATGTTCCTCATTAAAATACATTTGTCTCATTTTTTTAACCACTCAAATCCTTGAAAATTTTCATCTGCTTCCTTATATTCATCGGCTTTTCTCTTTATAAAAGCTGATACTTCCCCGGCTTTTGTCGCATATACTCTACTGGTTTGATCTAAGCAATGATACAACTCTTCAATCCTTCTCTCCAGACGTTGACTCTTAGTTGAACTAAGATGCTGCATTACTTCTGAAACTACTCGTGGTATCTGATTTTGAAATTCTTCCGCACTTTGTTGCATTTTTTTTGCCGATTCTTCTAAGTATTCCATGACTATCTTGATTTCACCATGCTGTATTGAATATCTGGGAGACTTATATAACTTGTGACCCGTGTTTACGTCAACTAACATGGAATTATTAATATTACCGAAACTATCAAAGTGATAATTTCCTAGACCATGATAATCCTTTGCTCCTATTGAATCTAAAAACCTATCAATTTGATGCATCCCATAGTCATTATTTGCTGTTTTAAAATCAGAATTGACCATATAGGTATCACCAATATGTGTTTTATCTTCTCTTAGAGCACCACCGGAAATCGAATCTTTCGGATTTATATAATTAGTTATTTGTCCTTTATATTCTCCTGCATCTACTTTTTTCTTTATGTCCTTTGGAAGCATATCATAAATACCAGGGGCACTGTAAGTAACAGCAGGTACACCACATATTGCACTAGCAAATTGGGCATTGGCACCACCTAAAGAATGTCCTGTAGTTGAAATTTTCGCACCCTGATATTCATTTTTTACTATTTCTAAAAGTGATACTGATTGTGTAAACTGGTTAGCTGCTATTACTTGACTTTTATCATACGGATTTATTTTCTCACCGTCTTGTATCGGATTCTTACCCATTAATATATATTTTGCATCAGTTAAAAAATCAGGCACCGATCTATCTAATGATTCTTTCCCTTCCGTTCCTCTATAAGCAACAACAATTTCTTTAGTTGTTTCATTTTGAAAAACAACTGCATCGAAACCTGTTTCAGGGTCATGCAATTTTGCGCCTTTTGGGTGTATTGGCTTCCAACCGGCAATGTCTATTTTATCTTCTTTTTGATATGCAGCCTCAGATAATTTATTATAAGTTGAATCTGATATAGTAGTAGTCAACCTTTCTCCCTCTTTCCTTAATCCCATTCATTTGGTAATATTAGTATAATTATAGTGGGAGGTGAATTGCAATCAAAAAATCACTAAAAATTACAATAATTATCAGCGTAATTCTTATCGGTATGGCTTCTTGCGCAGTTATAAAATTCATACATACAGCGAATCCTTTAATGTCAATGACTCCCCAAGAAAAGCAAGAAATTAAAAATAAAGCAAACAAAGCTACGATAGAATATTTTAAGAAAGAAAAAAATATTGATGTTACTATTACAGATACTGAATTTTCAAGTGAATTGGGCGGATTAAAACTTTTTGTTAACGGATATATTTCTAATGATAAAACTAAAACTTTTTCTGTTGTAGTATCTTCCACCAATGATTACGAAGTAAGAGAACTTTCCTCACCATAAAAAAGAGAGCTAGATTTGATACACTCCCCTTATAGCAGACAGTAAAAAGAACTCACCTTGATTTCTTTACTATGGAGGGGAGTTTTCTATGAAAAAAAGAAACCTATGTGATTTCAGTTAGCCACCTAAACATGGATGTCCAAGCTTCAAAACCGAATGAAAAATAGAGGTGGTAAGAAATGAAAAAAATCCTTTTAATAACATTATTGGTTGTTTTAGGTTTAGGTTCGTGCACTATATATCAAATTTATAAGGCTACCCACCCTTATAGTGAAAAAGAACAAAATGAAATGAAAGAAAAAGCATCACAAGCCGCTATTGAGTATTTTAAAAAGGAGAAAAATTGGGATATTACAGTGACAAAAGCAGAATTTTCTACAGATATCTCTCGTAGTAGGCTTGAGGTATCTGGCTATATATCTGGTGACAAAAAGAAGAAGGTTTCTGCAAGTATAGATTACAGTAATGATTATACAGTTGGTAGTATAAGTTATTAACATTACAAATTGACTTTTTTCTCTAATAGCATTTTCACCCTCTATAATATCAAATACATAGACAAAACCCAGATAAAGATTATAGTTAAACTTTGTCTGGGTTTTGCTTTTCCATACTCTCCCACTAATTCAATTACTTTACAATCAAAATAAACAATTATGCCCTCTACCTCATATCAATTCGCATAGACCTTTTCACAGTCATATCATCCTCGCAAATTAAAACATACTTTTTTGAAAATAAAAAACTTATAAAATCAGCACTCCAAGCCCCCCCCCCTTTAAATCTCGATTTTTTCTTAAATCTTCTTTTCTAAAATAGTATTAAAGTAATCTCGTCTTCCGCTCTTCCATCCGAATTACTTTTCCACTTTGATATACAAATGATTGTTCACCAAATCCACTTTGAGGTGGTTCTATTAGCTGAACCTGACCATTTTTAACAATATATATTCCGTTTGTTTTCAAATCTATTTCAGCTGTCATTTCAACAAGATTTTCTTTTCTAATTCCCACCAAGATCACTCCCATATGTTATAATTACTTTGTCGAAGTAAGTTGAGAGTGATCTCAGCTTTTTTTATTTGTCTATAGATATTGCACAACATTTTCTGGAACAAATGCTTGGTCAAGTGACAAATGGAGACGTATTGGAATCGGCTTTTTTTCATCCCTTGCTTGCTTACACACATTTTTTCTGCCTCTTCCCATACAAATCGTTTATCCTCCGCTCGTTTATAACGCCAAATCCCAATCGTATAATCCTCAAATAACTCATACCGCTCATCAGGCGCTGTAGTTGGTTTTAATTCATCAATTGCTTTGGCTTGGCGTGGTATTTGCACAAACACATCTGTATACCTTAATTTTGAATTCAAACGGTGGATATGAGCTTTCTTAGGATCAAATGATACAACTGGCTCCACGTCAAAAATTGTTAATTGCTTTGGCATTGTTTTTTCCCCTCCAATACCTGCAAACTTGCTATTAGAATCCCTTCAAGCTGCGTTAACGTTAGTTGATCTAATGTTTGCCCGTTAATTTCAGTTAATCCTAATCCCAATAATTTACGAATGATTATTAGTTTTCTACGTTCTACTTCCTGACGTAACAACATGATTAAGCCTCCTGTTGATGATTGAACTTTCTCTCTAAATTTACAAACTTACTAAATTCTTTAATGAATGCTAGTTCAACAACACCAACTGGACCGTTCCTTTGCTTCGCTAAAATAATTTCCGTTATGTTTTTATTTTCTGTCTCGCGGTCATAGTAATCTTCACGGTATAAGAACGCTATTAAATCCGCATCTTGCTCAATTTGACCATTCTCACGTAAATCTGATAGCAATGGTCTCTTATCTTGCCTACTTTCTACAGCACGACTTAACTGTGATAATGCAACTACACATACATTTAGCTCTCTTGCCATCAGTTTTAACTTACGACTAATCTCACCGATTTCTTGCATACGGTTCCCTCTATGCTTTGGATCCCCTACAATAAGCTGCAAGTAATCAATTGCAATTAAAACCTTTTTATCAGGGTACTTACGCTTTAATTCCCTAGCCTTTGCATAAATCTCTTGCATCGTTACATTTGCTTTATCGTAAATTTCTAATGGCAAATCATTAATTAATCCCATCGCTTGACTAATCTTTTCCCAATCCTTTAAATTACATAGCTTCTTAGGATTCTTTAATTTCGTAGCATCAATATTTCCAGTACTTGAAATCATCCTCTTAAGTAGCTGTTCCTCCCCCATCTCGAGCGAAAAGATTCCTGTTGCTGTATGAGCACTTGCTGCATGAAAAGCGACGTTTAATACAAATGCTGTTTTCCCCATTGAAGGACGGGCACCGACAATGATTAAATCGCCTTCTTGTAACCCTGCTGTCATTCTATTCAAGTCGTCATAACCAGTTGGAATACCAGTTAAATCTCCTACATCAAATTGCATGTTCTTATACAAATCAACAAGCGTATCTTTCAAGTTAAATTCATCTGAGTAACCCGTTTCTTCAATGGCGCTTAATTCATCAATTGATGTACTAATAGCACTCATGTCCCTATCTTGCTGAAGGCGGTTATATAAATTACCAGCAACCTCTTGAGCATGTCTCATCTTCCAAGCTTCAATCACTAAACCTTCGTGATATGAGAAATTCTTAGTTGTTGTTACAACTTCCGTCAGGTTTACAAAGAATTCGATTCCGCCAATTTGATGCGTAAAGCTTTCATCGAATTTTCCAATGAGAGCAACAAGATCTATCGGAACCTCATCATTCTCTAATTCTCTCATTGCCTTGAAAATCACTTGATGCGTTGGTAAAGAAAACTGTTTTACCTTTAGCTGACAATCTTTAATTAAATCGCCTTCTTGGATTATGCTACCTAAAACACTTTGTTCAGCTTCAACATTGCGAATCATATCATTACTCATTTGGCCAACCACGCATTCTGTTGATTAAGTACTGCAAGTTCTTCTTCTGTTGGAATGTTCTGCTCCCATGCTTGTTGCTGCTGTATTACGTTTTTAGTAGTTTCTGATAAGCCTTTTTGTTGATAAGGTGCTTTTGTCTGTTGCTGCGCTTTTGTTAATCTCTGAGCACGAAATGCTTTATCAGCTGCCTCAACATCAGTTACTTTTTTAAAGCCTTTAAGATGCCAATCTCTTAAAATCGTATTTACGTAAGACATGTTTCTCGTATTCTTCTCTAAAGCAATCTCCATAGCCTTAATAACTAGTTCTGCATTTAAATCATCTATCCAAGCATAAATACCATCTGCAATAAAAGGTGTAATGAATCCGAAGTTTTGCTCATAAAAAGAAATTGGATTAACCTCAACAACTTCTTCCGCGCCTGCGCGTTCTTCTTGTTGTTGTTCTTTTTCTTTTTCTTTTTCTTTTTCTTCTTCTTCTTCCTTGCTAGGGTCTTGGAAGCCCCTTATAAGCCCCTCCAAACGGACTGATAAATACTCCTTAATACGAGGGATTTTAAAATCTTGTTCTCGTTCTAATTGCAAGCAAGTTTCATAGAAATCAACTAAAAAATCCTGGTCCTTTACAGATTGAATTTCTTTTAAAACACACTTTTCAATGTTTACATTTTTAATTGGATTGAATTTCAACCAGTTGATTAAGAACAATTCTTTTGTTTTTTGGTTGTAATTAATTTTTCCGTATTCAGCAAAACGTTCTAATAGCTTCATAACAGTTTCACGGTTATATCCTGTATCAGTTTCAATAATACGAAGTGGAAGCTCATAGATTCCTGATTGAGACGTCTTACTGTTTGTCATCAAATATAAGTAGAAATACTTCTCCTCCGGTGTAAGATCTAACACAAATGAATCCTGCCAAAATGAAACGTGTACTGGTCTATAAACTGCCATATTATTCATCCTCCCGTTTACATATCGCGAATCCGTCCTCTACACGTAATAAGCGATAATTCTTATATCCTATTTTGAGATATTGTCTTATTAAGTAAATTAGGTGTCGCTCTGATGTTGCTTGTTGAAACACTTTAGGGTTCAGCAACACTCTATGTAACGATTTGTCTAAAAGCATGTAGCACACTCCGTTGTTATACGAATACTAATTTGATATAATTAATCCTAAGATCTTTTGCAAGACCGTTTGTCTATCACTCTGCCAAGTGATAGATCTTTTTATTTTCTACGTTTTACTAACGAAGCGTTAACTCCTCTTGCTCTTAAATCTTTAATTACTACACGATAATTCATCGTTGCCTCATGTTCCTCTTTTGTATCACGAAGCATTTTAAATTCCCTTATACATCGCTCCAGCTCTTCTTCCCAGTGATTTGATTCTTCGGTTGATTCTGCATTAAACATGTTATGAATACATTCACTCATACAGTTACGAAGTTTATTCGCAAATGAGACATCCCCAGGAAGAACTAGATCATGAAGACGATTGTTTTTATCATTCATAAATTACATCTCCTTTCTGGTCATAATGACAAGCAAAGTACTTTTCTATTTTTTATAAAAATATTAAAAATCTATTATTTCGGTATAAATTAAACTTAATGGAAGAAACTATAAGTTCATTAAGTTGTCCAAAAAATTAATATAATGATATAATTATTTTGTAAAATATATTGTCAGCTACTGTTGTCTAGGCGGTAGCTTTTTCTTTTGCCCATTTATGTTTCAAAATAAATGACGCTTCAATAATCTTGATTCGAATCCCCAACAATTTCTTCTCTTGTTTTAGCTCAACTGTTTTTGAATCCTCATTAAGTAATTCTGCTATTTTAATTTCACCAGTTAGTTTTGCATCATAGCGAATTAATTCCTTATATTCTCTTAAACTAGGTTTCTTATAATCTACTGTCATTTCCCTTCCTCCTTTACAGCACCTTTGTTAAATTAATTAAGCTATCCACCGATTGAATAATAACGTTCTCCGCCATAGCCTTTTGCAACCAACTTCTTTGTATTTGTTCCATAATGCCAAAATGAACTTGTTCAAGAGCTTGAACTACACATTGAGTAGCTTGGATTGTATCGAAGATTTCTTTTGCATGAACTGCGTATTCATGTTTCTTTTTTTCATCATGCTTCCATGATCTTGTTGTAACTTGTAAGTTCATGATTTCCTTTGCTGCCGCAATTCCCTCTTCAGCTTGTTTAATGTAGTTCATAAATTGTAGATTTACATCTTGAGTTAAACGTGGATCTGTAGGTGGTAACCCAACACCATAAATATGTTTAATCGCTTGTTGATTTAACTTTGCTCCTGTTGCATGGCACCAATCCATCGCAAGTTCAAATTCTGGTTTAGAAAGTCCAGATTCAATACGGGTTAGTCTTTCATGTGTAATACCAAGGTACTTAGATAAACCTTTCTTCGTTTTCAGCTGAACATTGTCACAACATTCTCTGGCATTCTGTAATAATTCTCCTATCGCTGAATTGCAGTATATGCTTGTTCCCATATCTGTTCGCCTCCATATTTAGTTTTCAAATGGTTACAATGAACTTAGTACATATGTAACTTGTCTACTTTTCATATAAAAAGAGAGGAACTATTCCTCAACATTTTCTTTTACTTGTATTTCTTTGATGATGGCCCAACCAGCCTTGTAATATGCTTGACGGATTTTATCAATATCCTTTTGTGATTTTGGCTCAGGAGCCACAACATGGACTTTCGTTTTTCCAAATTCATAAGTCGCCGCATATTCTTCTTGTTGGCTCATGGTGTCACCTCTTGAAGTGCTTTTTATATGTTTATGCGACGGTTCTGTTGGTACTGCCATGTTAGTTGATGGCATTTTCTCACCTGCTTTCCATCTATTAAGTATAAGATTCTTGTACTCTTGTACATCAAATTAAATCCTTTACATCACTACCAAGAATAGTGGCTAATCTAATAGCCTTTTCAAGATTTGGATTACTATAACCATTTTCCCAATTACTTATTGTAGATTTTGTAACTTGCATTTTTTTTGCAAGATCTTGTTGCGTTAACTTACTTTTTTTCTAGCTCTAATTAATTTGATATTTTTGTTCACTGTCTCGCTCCTTGTATAAGTATTTTGTACTTTTATTATAGGTATAAGATTCTTGTACAAAGTTTTACAATCCATCTTTATAAGGTACAATATCTTTGTACTTTTTATTAACGGGAGGTGCTAAAAATGTTGAGACAAAGATTAAAAGAGATGCGTAAAACGCGTAAGCTCACTCAGCAAGGATTAGCCGATAAAGTAAATACCACTAAAGGCACCATTAGTAACTATGAGAATGGTCATAGCACTCCCTCAAACGAAATGCTAAAAGATTTAGCGAATGTTTTAGGAGTAACAACAGATTATCTATTAGGAAGAGAAGATGAATCAAGAGTGTCTAATACACTTCCTGATTTAAACAAAAAAGATACTCGTGATATCGCTCGTGACTTAGAAAAGACTTTAAAAGACTTAGAAAATAGCGAAGATGCTTTAATGTTTGATGGAGAACCAATAGACGAACATACAAAAGAAATGATTCGCATTTCTCTAGAAAACTCTATGCGCATGGCAAAACAATTAGCAAAACAAAAATTCACTCCAAACAAGTATAAAAAAGATTGA